GACTTACTTAATATTCATAATTGTATGCAGGTAGATCATTATGCCCAGATGGACATTTCTACTTCCAATGGAGTTGTTTTACAGCTTCCTTGGGTGGCAAATGTTGATTATTATAACCTTGGTTCAGCAGAGCTAGCTAGATTGTGGACTGTTTATGTATCGTGTTTAGCCCCAGTGCAGAGTGCATTGGTTGGAGCTATTCCAAATACTCATGTTCGAGTCTATGTTAATATGTTAGAAGATGTTGAACTTGTGGTTCCTCATTTTCAGTCGAAGCATAAGTTGATGGCAAATAATGCTATGAAGTCTTTAGCTCCTAAGATCCATGCCCAAATTAGTGAAGGGAAGGGTTCTAGGTCGGCTGGAGCTGTTGCAAGTGTAGCTTCGTCTCTAATGATGGTTCCTGAAATTGGACCATTTGCAGGTGCGGTTGCTGCTGTAGCAAAAGGTGCGGAGTCTGTTTTAAGTTTCTTTGGTTTTACTAGAGATTCAGATGAAAGAACTCCCATGGCGATTACGAACCGATCAGTTACGAGTGTTGCTCGTATTGATGGTACTGATGCCAGTGAGGTTGCTGCCTTGACTATTGGAAATGCTATTACCATAGATCCAGCAGCGCGTGGTTTTTCAAGTGAGGATTGTTTGTCCTACGTTGATTTATTTTCGCGTTGGGTTATGGTTAGTAATTTTGTTTTAGCCCCTACGCAATCTCCAAATGATGTGTTGATTAGAGTTCCAATTACTCCAAGTTTCTTTGATGGAAGTGCCAGCCAAGACATACCGTTGACGACGGCAGGTTTTGTTGGTTTACCATTTAATGCTTGGAGAGGTGATATGGAATATTTAATTACGATTCCCACTAGTAATTTACATCGTGGAAGTATTCAAATTCTTTGGGTTCCTTTAGGTTCGAATCCTACTGGTGATGTTACCAATATTAGTTTGAATTACATTCATGAATTAGAAGGTGGAGGAGACTTACAATTTCGAATTGGTTATTCTCGTGATAGGCCATATTTATTAAATCGATTGATTTATGATGGTATTCCGATTGTTCCTATTAACTCGACTATGGGTTATTTCTTTGTTAGAGTAGTTAATCCTATTGTTTGTCCAAATCCTGCTGCCTATGTTCAATGTTTTATTTTTGCTAGAGCGTGTGAGAATATGGATTTTCAGTATCCACGTGAAGTTATTAATTATGTTGATCCCACTGGAATGGATCCAGTTGTTTATAATATGCGAGATCAAATTACATTGCAATCTGGAAAAGCGTTAGGTGACGAAAATTCGGTTGCACCAATTACATTCGATTTAGTTCCAGCTTCTGCGCCTTATCCAGGTGCTGAGTTGTTATTTGGCGAGCGAATTGCTTCGGTTAGAGCTTTATTGCAAAAACCGTCGCTTTTAGCTTGCGTTCTTCGAAATGAGTTTGGTATATATTTGCCGCAAATGTTTATGTTGCCAGGACATGCTTCTGGGTCTCCTGCTGAACCGGTGTGGACTTTAGTAGGTCATTACCGATCCATGTTGTTAGGTCTCTCAGGAAGTGAACGTTTGAAAGTTTTTCCAGACGCCGAATGTTGGCTTGGCGCGACTCGTGTTTCAAATCCCACAGGGGACCCAACGACTTCGTTGAGTACCCCAGTTGGAACACTTGCGCCCATGACATTTTGTGGTCCGAATAAGGGAGCTGAATTTTTGATTCCATATTATACGAGTGTTAAGTTTGTACCTGGTTACCGAGATGGTACCATTGTGTCCGAGACTTCTATTCGTCTTAATATTAAGAATGTTTTAGTTCCACATACTGATGTTTCTTGTATGGTGTATCACTCTATGGGACCTGATTTGTGTGCTGTTATGTTTCGCCAAACCCCTTTGATTAGGTTTGTTGCGACTCCAATGACAGTGACGCAATGGTTCCGAGCTTTGTGATTACGTTAAGAATGAAATCTTTTAAAGTTAATTCTTTTAAAGTATAATTAATAAGGTTATTAATTATTAAATCCTATTTTATAGGTCTGCGGGGAAGCAGC